AATAAAAGCTGTATCACAAACATTGGAATTTGTAAATGAAGATGGTACAATTCAAAAATGGCATTATGATGTTGATGTTGATAAAGTAAAGCAAGATTTACAAAAAGATATCGATGGTGCATCCGAAGCAATTGAAGCTCTATTGGAGAGGAAAGCGGCATTAGAAGATAAATTAAAAGAATTAAATCATTTAGAGCTTATAAAAAATTAAAAAATTAATTATGAAAAATTTATTAAATTTCAAAAACATTGCTATTGCAGCATTAATTATCTACATACTTTTACAATGGTTTAATCCAGGTGGAGTTATGCCAGGTGGAAGAACTATCAGAATTGATGGTAAAAAATACGAAGTTATTAAACACGAAATTGATACGGTTGATATCGTAAAAACAAAGGTGGTAACTAAAAAAGGTGAAGATATCTATCACGAAACAATCGTAGAGAAAGAAGTTATCATTCCTGCAATAGTAGATACTGCGGCATTATTAAAAGATTACTATTCAAAAGTATTATACAAAGATGTATTAGTATTGCCTGATTCATTAGGAACAGTCGCTGTAACTGATACAATCTCACAAAATAAAATCTTAGGTAGAACTTTCAACGCAAGTGTTAAACAAAGAACAATTAAAGAAACTACAATTGTTAAAGAGCCAGCTAGAAATCAAGTATATTATGGATTAACAGGTGGATTTAACAAAGCAGATGTTGTTTCGTCAATTGGTGCTGGTTTAATATTAAAAACTAAAAAAGATAAAATATATCAATTTACTTTAGGTGTAGATAATAGAATCGTAGATGGTACTACCGGTGGCATATCGCCATTTATTGGATTCGGTACTTATTGGAAGATTAAAGTAAAAAAATAATGAATAACCCGGTTCAGCAAAATACTAAGAATTTAAAGCAGATTATTGCTGAAGAATATAAGAAGTGTGCTTTAGACCCAATATACTTTATGAAAAAGTATTGTGTCATTCAACACCCTACTCGTGGAAAGATTCCATTCCATCTATATCAATTTCAGGAAAATTGTTTAGATGAATTCAAAGATAATAGATTTAATATCATTTTAAAATCCCGCCAGTTAGGTTTATCAACCCTATCGGCGGGCTTTATTCTTTGGAAGATGATATTCAACCAAGACTTTAATGCGTTGGTTATTGCAACTAAAGTAACAGTTGCAAAAAACTTAGTAGAGAAGGTAAGAGTTATGCATGATTTACTTCCTATTTGGTTAAGGGATGGTGGAACTGCGGCAGCAGAGGATAACAAACTATCACTTAAATTAAAGAATGGTTCTCAAGTAAAAGCAATCGCATCTTCTCCAGATGCAGGACGTTCGGAAGCCTTATCTCTATTAGTAGTGGATGAGGCGGCATTCATTAGGGATATTGATGATATTTGGTTATCGGCACAATCAACTCTATCAACGGGTGGTTCTGCGATTATTCTTTCTACACCAAATGGTGTGGGTAACTTTTTTCATAAAACTTGGGTAGCAGGTGAAGCCGGTCAAAATGGTTTTAATTGTATTAATCTACATTGGACTGTACACCCTGAAAGAAACCAAGCATGGAGAGATGAGCAAACTCGTATTTTAGGAGTTAAGGGTGCGGCACAAGAATGTGATTGTGATTTTATTGGTTCGGGTGATACTGTAATCGACCCGGCTTTATTAACTTGGTATAAGGAAACATATGTAATGGAGCCTGTTGAGAAAAGAGGATTCGATGGAAACCTTTGGATATGGGAACATCCTAATTACAATAGACAATATATGATATCTGCCGACGTGGCGAGAGGCGATGGTAGTGACTATTCTACTGCTCAAATAATTGATATAGAAGATTCATCACAAGTTGGAGAATATAGAGGAAAGATAGATACAAAAGATTTTGGAAACTTTTTAACTGCATTAGCAACCGAATACAATAACGCATTATTGGTAATTGAAAATGCTAATGTTGGTTGGGCTGCAATTCAGCAAGTAATTAATAGAGGATACCCAAATCTATTTTATATGAGTAATGATTTACATTATATTGATACTGAAAGACAAATGTCTAACAAATATTATAGAGAAGAAAGAAGTATGGTTGCTGGATTCTCTACAACATCCAGAACCCGACCTCTTATCATTTCAGCATTGGATAACTATATGAAGGATAAAGATATTCTAATTCGTTCCAATCGTTTAATCGATGAGTTATTTACATTTATATGGAATAATGGTAGAGCTGAAGCAATGAAAGGATATAATGATGACCTTACAATGGCATTATCTATTGGACTTTGGGTTCGCAATACTGCATTGAGATTAAGACAAGAAGGTATCGATTTGACAAAGAGTATGCTGAATTCAACAACTATACAAAACGATACAGGAGTGTACGCTTCAAATTGGCAAACTCAAAAAAATCCATATGAAATGGACTTGGGTAGAGGAGAAACTGAAAACTTAACTTGGTTACTTCGTTAAATTTTATATATTTATATGTTGAAACTATTATAATATGAAACTAATAAACTTAATTCCAATAAAAGAAATGGAAAATCCTTGTTGGAAAGGATATGAAATGGTAGGTACTAAAAATAAAAATGGTAAAGAAGTACCAAATTGTGTTCCTGTAAAAGAAGATATCAACAGCGATGATGATGTAAACAATGGGTTAGTTGAACCGGAGGAAGAATATGATGTTGAAGATGAGGATATGGTAGATTTCATTTCTTTTATGAGAAATTATAGTAAACAATTATCAGAAGCTAATTGTGGCTGTGTTTACGAAGCTGAGTATCAGGGTAGAAACGTTCAGTTGGGTAAACCAATGCAAGGTGATGTTAAGAAATTTAAAGTATATGTAAAAAATCCCGCAGGAAATGTTGTTAAAGTAAACTTCGGCCAAAAGGGAATGAAAATAAGAAAATCAAATCCAGCTGCTAGAAAATCATTTAGAGCAAGAATGAATTGCGATAGTCCAGGCCCAAGACATAAGGCAAACTATTGGAGTTGCAGAAAGTGGTAAAATTTGGAAACATCAAAAATTTTACTTATCTTTATAAATTAATATAAAATAAAAATGGCAGATAAATCATTCTTTGGTAGGTTACAAAAATTATTTTCAACTAATACCATTGTTCGTAAAACAAAAAAAGGTGTAAAAGTAATAGACACCGATGAGTATCAAAGTTTATCAACAAATCTGATAGATAGATATACTCGTATGAAAACTCCACAATATAGTGGTGGATTGATAGAATCAGCGATGGCATATCAGCAAGTTCGTATTGATTTATTTAGAGATTATGATGGTATGGATAACGACCCAATCATCGCATCAGCATTAGATATTTATTCGGATGAATCCACAGTTAAAAATGAATTGGGAGATGTATTGAAAATTAATTGTGCAAATGAAAATACAAAACAAATTTTACATAATTTATTCTATGATATTATAAACATAGAATTTAATTTATGGCCTTGGACAAGAAATTTAGTTAAATATGGTGATTTCTTTTTACAATTAGAAATATCACCTGAATTAGGTATTATAAACGTATTACCTTTATCGGTATATGAAACTTCTAGAGTAGAAGGATTTGACCCACAAAATCCACAAAGAGTAAAATTTGTATATTCACCTTTTCAAAATCCAAATAGCGCATTAGTCACAGCTTCTGCAAAAAGAGAATTTGAAAACTATGAAATAGCTCACTTCCGTTTATATTCAGATTCAAATTTCTTACCATATGGTAAATCAATGGTAGAGGGTGCAAGAAGAGTTTGGAAACAATTAATGTTAATGGAAGATGCGATGTTAATCCATCGTATTATGAGAGCTCCTGAAAAGAGAATCTTTAAAGTTGATGTTGGTAATATACCACCAACCGAAGTTGATAACTACATGCAAAAAATTATCAATTCATCTAAAAAAGTTCCTTTCTTAGACCAAGCTACAGGTGAATACAACTTAAAATATAATATTCAAAACTTAATTGAAGATTATTATATGCCAGTGCGTGGTAGTGATAACGGTACTTCAATTGATACATTGAAAGGTTTGGAATATAATATGATTGAGGATATCAATTACCTAAAAGGTAAATTGATGGCAGCATTGAAGATTCCTAAAGCATTTTTAGGATACGAAGAAGATGTTAGTGGTAAAGCTACGTTAGCAGCTCAGGATATTCGTTTTGCAAAAACAATTGAAAGAATTCAAAAAGTATTAGTATCGGAATTAACTAAAATAGCAATTGTTCATTTGTATTCGCAAGGATTAGATAATGAAGAAGAATTAGATTTTACTTTAGAGCTTACAATTCCATCTAAAATTTATGAGCAAGAGAAAGTTGAATTATATACATCAAAGATAGCATTAATTCAACAAATGCAACAAACTAAAATGTTCTCTAAAAAATGGATGTATGATGCTATTATGGATATGACACCTGAAGAGCAAGATGAGTTAACAGTAGATGTTATTGAAGATACGAAACAAACATTCCGTTTAACATCAATTGAAACACAAGGTGTTGACCCGGCAAAAGAAACTGGCGCAGCAGAACCAACAAATGTTGAAGAAGAAATTCAAAAAATAAAAGCTGAATTAGCTGAAGAAGATAGAGTTGGTAGACCAAAAGATGATGTTAGGTATGGTAAAGATGACCACCACTTAGGAAGAGACCCGTTAGGAATTAAAGCTTTAAAACAAAAAACTCAAAGAGAATCCAAAGAAATATTTAAAGATATGCTAGGCAATAAAAAAACTATTTTGATGGAAGATTTGGATAAAAAGTAATATTCCACAATAAAAGTATATTTATATCAGAGAAATTAAATAATTAATGAAAAATATTAAGCACTCAAAATTTAAAAACACGGGATTTATTTTTGAATTGTTGGTTAGACAAATTACATCAGAAATAATGTCTGGCAAACAAAATTCAAAAGCTGAAAAAATATTGAAAGAATATTTTTCTGCTAAAAAAGAGCTTTCAAAAGAATTGAAATTATATCAATATTTAATTACCGAAAAATATAATTCAGAATCAAAAGCAGAAAAGTTTGTTGAAACTGTGTGCGAAGCTCGTAAGAGATTAGATGAGCAAAAACTTATAAAAGAAAAATATAATTTAATTAAAGAGATTAAAGAATCTTATAATATAGATGAGTTTATTAAATCTCCTATTTCTAATTATAAAAATTTAGCATCAATTTATAAAATTTTTGAAGCTACAAGTACAAAGGAATCATTCGAACCAAAGGATATAGTTAATTCTAAATTTACTATTGTTGAAACTATGATTAATTCATCAATAGAAAATAAAGATAAAAAGGTAAATGATAGAGTTTTAGAAGAATATAGAAAGCAGGATGAAGAAGTTAGAATGCTATCATACAAAATGTTAGTAGAAAACTTTAATAAAAAATACAATAATCTATCTGTTGGTCAAAAGAATTTACTTAAAGAATATATTAACAACATCAATAATACTGGTAAATTAAAAGAATATGTTAACGAAGAAGTTAATAAATTATCAGAAGGATTAAAAGAAGTTGGTTCTAAAGTAAATGACAAAGTTACTAAAATCAAATTAGCTGAAACGATTTCTAATATTAAAAAAATCAAAACAGTTAAAAGATTAAGA